GTGGTGGCACATTGGCATGGACGCATTGAACCCGACTTGTTCGGGGAAATGCTGGCAGAACTAGGATGGATGTACAACTCTGCTCTGGTTGGTGTGGAAAACAACAACCACGGTCTGACAACTCTAAAGGCACTACAGAGGTACGGATACAAGAATATTTATCGTCAGCGCAGGCTGGCTCACGCCCGCCCTGCTCCCACCGAGATTCTGGGTTGGCGTACCACTAGTTCGTCCAAGCCTCTGATGATTGACGAGTTGTCTGCGGCAGTCCGTAACGAGGATTTGGATATTTGTTGCGAGTTCACTATTGGGGAGTTGCGAACATTTGTTCGCAAGGAGAACGGACGTATGTCTGGGTCGCCTCATGACGACCGTGTTATTTCGTTGGCTATCGCCAACCAGATGCTTAAGTTTGTGTGGTTGCCCGAGTATTATGTGGGGGAGCAGATTCCCCGAAACAGTATGGCTTGGTGGGAACAGTTCTTGATTTCTGATTATACCCCCTCCAAACAGCCGATTGGGTCATATAATGTTCGGCATGGGTCAGGTATTTCACGTTAACCGCCGTTTTGAACGGCATTACTTTTAGTATGGGAATGTTTTTGTGCGAAGAATGTGGAAAAGCCGAAGTTGTGGATACTATCCCTCGTCGTGGCAAGATTTGTTTTGGATGCCACATCAAGGGCATCCGTCTGGGCTTTGCCCACGGCAAGGAGGACTTTCATGGTCCGACCATCAAGGAACGTCAGGAACTTCAGGTTCGTCAGGCGGAGTCAGCGGGAATCAAGGCTGAACCTGTGGGACAGCGGTGGGTGTGATTTGATATGTGGTGGGTTCCTATTGTCGTAGCCGTCATTACAGGACCGCTGGTGGTGTTGATGCGTCGGTTTGACAAGCGGAACACGGAACAGCATGGCGCGAACATGAGAGTTTTGGAGCGTATAGAAGTTAAGGTAGATAAGTTGGATGACCGTCTTGACGGTCATATTGATTGGCACTCACATAAGGATGGAAACAAATGACCTATAAGGAAGCGTTTAAGCGGGCACTGGCTACTTTCGTTGCTGGTGCTACTGCCGCCCCAATCTCCAGCACTCTGGTTGGTGTGTCATTCTTTAAAGCCGCCGCTATCGCAGGCGTTATCGCAGTGTGGAACCTTGTTGCTCGCTCGGCTCAGGCTATGAAGGAGTCCTATGAGTCGCCCTTCTAATAGCGAAATCCTGTCTCGCTATCTGAACAAGATTATTCTGTCTAAGCGTTGGCGCAAAGACGAAGCCTACGATGAAACTTGGAAGCGTCTGAACGACCTGTATCGTGGACGACACTACGAGTATTTTACCGACGAGGACCGTGTTCTTATCAACATGGTTTTCTCTACGGTAAACGTCATCTCCCCCAGTATCTCGGTGAACTATCCGAAGATTACTGTCTCCGCCGTTTCCCCTGAGAACGCCCCTAATGCTGTTATCGCTGAGGCTGTGGTGAACTACTGGTGGAAGCACAAGAAAATCAAGGACCAGTTCCGCCGTGCCGTCAAAGACTTTATCTTGTTCGGTCACGGATGGCTTAAAGTTGGCTACAGGTATGTGGAGGAAGAACGCATCGGCTCCGACGAGGATGTGTCCGACCCCAACGCCCCCGACAACTTTATGTCCACGAACTATAATGTTCTGGAGGACGCTCCCTTTGTGGAGCGTGTCTCCCCCTTTGATGTGTTCGTTGACCCCGATGGCACTAGCATGGATGACATCAAGTGGATTGCGCACCGTATCCGCCGTCCTGTGCGAGATGCCAAGTCTGACCGCCGTTACTCAAAGGCGGGTCGTGACGACCTTAAGGCTGTATCGTTCTCCCGCTACAGCGAGGATGAACCCCGCTTCCGCAAGATTAACGACACGAACGAAGGCTACTGCGACATCTACGAGTTCTACGATTTGCGCAACAACACCGTTAGCGTATTCGCTGATGGTGCTAGCACCTTTCTGATTAAGCCCCAGCAGATGCCGTATGCTTTCGGTCATCCGTTTGTGATGATTCGCAACTATGATGTCCCTGACTTCTTCTATCCGATTGGTGATGTTGAGGCTATTGAGCCGCTTCAGCGGGAACTGAACGAGACTCGCACCCAGATGATGAACCATCGTAAGCGGTATGCCCGTAAGTATTTGTTCCGTGAGTCTGCGGTGGATACTGCTGGTCGTCAGGCTATGGAGTCTGATGAGGATAACGTGATGGTGCCTGTGGTGGGCGACCATCCCCTTGGGGATGTCGTCCAGCCGTTCCCTGCGCTGATTAACCCGCCCGAGTTCTACAACCAGTCGTCGCTGATTGAGCAGGACATTAACACTGTTAGCGGTGTGGGTGAGTTCATGCGAGGCGGCGTGTCGGAAATCCGACGCACCGCCACTGAGGTTGGTTTGGTTCAGGATGCCGCCAATGCGAGGACAGCAGACAAGTTGGCTACGATTGAGTTGGCTATTGCTGATGTGGCTCGCCGTCTACTTGCGTTGACTCAGCAGTTCCAGACTCAGGTGATGACTGCCCGTATTATTGGCAAGAACGGTGAGCCTGTGTGGGTGAAGTATGACCGTGATTATATTGCGGGCGACTTTGACTTTGAGGTGGTTGGCGGTTCTACGATGCCGAATAACGAGTCTGCTCGCCGCAACAAGGCGTTGGATATGTTGTCGGCTATGGCACCGTTCGCTCAGGCTGGTATTATTGATATGTCCAAGTTGGCGACCTATGTGCTTCAGACGGGGTTTGATTTGAAGAACGCTGAGGCGTTTATCAAGTCCGCCCAGCCCGCCGAACCTGCTGGTCCTGAGCAGATGGGCGGTTTGCCTCCCGAGTTGATGGGTGCCCAGCCTGCTGGTGATGCTGGCGGTATCCCGCCCGAGTTGCTGGCTATGTTGGGTGGTGCTGGCGGTGCTCCTGAGGGTGCTCCGCCGATGGGCGAGATGGGTTTCTGATAGAAACTTTTGAACGGCATCTCTAATAGTAGAGCAACCATTCTGGACTCTAGTTATGAGGTGACAAGTGAATACCGAAAATGCCGAGATGACCGCCCCCGAAATGGGACAAGCGGAAGTGACGGAAGTTGGGCAGGCTACCGAGACTGCACCCAGTTACGAATACATTAACACTGACGAACTTGGCGACAAGTATGTGAAGGTCAAGGTTGATGGGCAGGAACTGGATGTCCCCGTTAAGGAAGCCCTAAGTGGGTACCAACGTCAAGCGGATTATACCCGTAAGACGCAGGAACTTGCGGCTCAGCGTGAAAGCCTACAGTATGCGGAAACTTTGGCGCAGGCTTTGGAACGGGACCCAGCAGGTACTTTGGACTTGCTGAGTCGGCACTATGGTGCCGCCTCCCCCGTCAACCAGCAACCTAGCGTACCCGAGTTTGCGGACCCGCTGGAACGGCAAGTGTGGGAGTTGAATCAGAAGATTACTTCTTTTGAGCAGGCTCAGGCACAGGCTGAACTTCAGCAGGAAATCGGCAGGCTTCAGAATCAGTATCCTGATTTTAATGCGGCGGATGTTATCAAGACTGCGCTTGACATGGGCGTGGACAATCTGGAAGCGGTCTATAAGCAGATGGCTTACGATAAGGTTGTTCACGAACTGAATGTGTTTAAGGCGGCGCAGGACATGATGTCTCAGCAGGCGAATCAGGTGACGGACGCTAAGCGTCAGGCGGCTTTTGTCGCTGGTGGTGCTTCTGCGAATGGTGCTGGTACTGAACCTGTGGGTCAGATTTCGTCTGTTGCCGAAGCGTGGGCGGCGGCTAAACGACAGGCTGGGATGTGACCAAATCACAAATCAACTATAAACCATAACTAGAACTTAGGAGTTAAAAATGCCTGGAAATGCTAACTTTGACGCACTTTTGTCAACGACACTTGCTAACTACCGTAAGCAACTTACGGACAACATCTTTACGGCTCGCCCGCTGACCTACTTCCTTACCGATAAGGGTCGTCTGCGCATGGTGGACGGTGGAACCAAGATTGTGGAACCGCTCATCTACGGTCAGAACAGCACTGTTGCCTCGTACTCGGGTTACGATACGATTGGTCTGACGGCTCAGGACGGTATGTCTGCCGCCGAGTACGACTGGAAGCAGTATGCCGCTAGCATCGCTATCTCGGGTATTGAGGAAGCGAAGAACAACGGCGAAGCGGCTATCATCAACCTCCTTGAGGCGAAGATTATGCAGGCTGAGGAGTCCATGAAGGAAGGCTTCAACCAGATGTTCTTCGGTGATGGAACTGGCAACTCGGGCAAGAACTGGAACGGTCTTGCTAACCTCGTTGAGTCGGGTAACACCGTTGGTGGAATCAACTCGGCTAGCGGTCAGGGTAACGACTGGTGGCGTTCGTATGAGGAGAACACCGCTGGTGCTTTGACCCTCGCTCAGATGTCCACCGCTTACAACAGCGTGTCTGTTGGCAAC